AGGTGAATATGAGCGCCAGTCTCTTTTGCAAAGTCCTGCAAGCGATTGCAAAACTGGCCTTGTGCTGGGTAATCCTCCTCTAGCTCCTCAATACGCATTAGAGAATCAATCATGAAGTGCTGGCAGCCGTAGCGACGATAAGCAAACCAAAGCATTTCCATAAGTTCATCGCGCTTCATAGATCCAACCACATCGGCAAATACAAGGTATTCACCGCATCCGCGAACAAATGCGCGAGCTGTATCCTCATCAAGTTTGTTGCCTTGGTAAATTGTAGCCAGTCGGCGCAAAGTTGTTTCAACCTTCATTTCAAGTGATGCTTCAAAGATTGGCGTCTGATCTGCCAAGAGCTGACTTTTTAGAAAGTTGAGAACTGTGCTCTTTCCAGCTCCAGCAAATCCACCCCAAACGGTTACTTCTCCTGGCCGAAACCAAAAGCCGTCATGCGGCCAACGCTTGCTCATAAATGGCAAAGTGAATGGTTCCTCTTTTGGTGTTACCTCGTAAACCAGCCTAGCTTCCATATCGGCAGCAGTTACCAATCGCTTTACCTTTGGCGTTGCTGCGTTAGCAATCCAATCGGAGGCATCTGTCGCAGTAAAGCCGGCTAAAAGGCAATCGTTTGCATCCTTTTTTGGCATAGAAACCAGCAGGCACCGATGCTTTCCAAGTCGTCCGCTCACGTTCTCGGTGATCTTCCGACCTGCATTGTCTTGATCAAAGGCCAAATAGATTGTGTCAAACGCAGCAAGATTGTCCCATTCGTAATCTACCCACGCACAACCACTGCCGTTTGGGATTGATAGAGCAGGCACGCCCCACTGATGCCATGTTGCTGCATCAATTTGACCTTCAGACAATAGCACTGTTTTGGCAGTGTAAGCCGCTTGTGATAAAGCCTGCCATCCAAACAATGCCGGCGCGCAGTCTTTATCCTGCCAGACCTTCTTCTTGTCTCCTAGCGTTCGATAGGATCGGTTGATTAGTTCTCCCGTTGGCGAATAAGATGGAAAGACAATAGCTCCACGTTCAGGGCATCCTTCAATTTTAAACGCCTGCACTGTGCTATTTCTCAATCCGCGTTTGTCGCGAAGGTATGACATGGCCCGTCCCGCTTCAGAAAGGGCACTAGAATCAATCTTTGGCGGCTTTGAGTATGATCGCACATCATAAGGTCTTACAACGTCTAAAATGCCTAAATACGCCTTAGCCTGCTTTATTGCCTCAGCGGCAGTGATACCGCGAGACAAACGCCACAGGTCGAGCAGGTCACCTTTGTCGTCATTTGACCAATCGCGCCACTGTCCTGCAAAAGTGCCGTGGATGCTGATCTTTAACGACTCACCAGGTGATCCGTCAATGTCACCGCAAAGCATCATGCCGTTGTAAACTTTTGCGCTAGGCAATAGTTGAGTGACAACAGACTGAGCTTGCGCTGCTAAACGCTCAGAGATTTCGCTGACTTTGAGTTCTACCATAACCCACCCTCCTCTGTTGGTGGCTCACCTTCGGCAAGGCGGCGCGCTTCTTCTTTTGCCGCTTTGTTGCGTAGCATTTTTTCCATGAGGTCTTCCTCTTCTGGCTCCTCTTTCGCCGGCGTAGGCCATGCATCTGACGCTGATGGTGTCTTTTGGCTCGGTAGGTAACCTTGAGCTTTCCATGCTCGCACTGTTGCGCGCCAATCCTTCATGGCCTTTCCGTTGTTCTGCCAGCCATTGCCTTCCCATTTGTTCCACAAATATTCAGCATCGCGTGGGAATAACCCAGACTCGCGACAGAATTCTGTCAGCTCTTCAAAACTTCCTCGCGCGTGTCTTTTCTTTTTCTTATCCTCTTCTTCTTCCTTATCCTTTTCTTGTTCTTGTAGGGTATCAATACCCTTTGCTAAGGCTTTGGATAACCTTTCTTTTATCTCTATTATATCCAGTTTGGCAACAATACAAAAATCCTCAAGAGTCTTGTCGCCCTTCAAAAGGTTAAGTTTTGCATCCATTGATACCAAATTGGACGGCTTATTAGACCCACCTTTTGATCGTGGAACAACGTGATCAATTTCAATTTCATGAGGTAATAAAGATATTCCAGTATAAACGCACTTGCCGCCGTCACGAGCAATGATTGCGTCCCTGATTGGACCGTCAATTTTACTTTTAAAAAATCGGTTTTGTTCAATTTCATCCACATTTAAGCCATGTTTTTCTAAAGCCGAAAAAATTCCTTTATGAGGCTTGCATTCGCTGGATAGTTTACCGTATTGAAAAGCTATAAATTTTTTAATAATCCATTTATTTTCAAACAAATGCTGAATCCTATCTCCTAATGCGGCTAAATCTGACTCTTTAATTTTTGAGCCTATATCAAAGCTAAAAAGCTCAGGATCAAACTCAAAAACTCCAGCTGGATCGCAAATATCACAAATAAGATGCCAAAGGCATTTTTGATGTATGCTAAGCCTGCGGAACCATATATCGCGCCATTTAGTAGTTTCTGTAAATCGTTTCATAGACATAAAAAACCCTCAACACTGCCGCCAAGTTGGAACGTGCCCAATGAAAAAGCACCTTGGCGACAGAATTGAAGGATTGATGTGTTTATGATCATTGTTGTAATGCCGCAGGGTTCCAAACCTGTTCTCGGCAATGGATGCTATTTGGCGCTTACGGCCAAGCAAGCGGTTTCTGTTAATGTCCTCCATGCAAGTGCAACCACTCCTGGAACTTGTCCGTTTCCAATGGCGCTAAGTCTGTCCATTTGATGGGCCAACCCATGAGCCATTCTGTCCACTCCGGATTTATCCTTCCCCCAGCGTGAGTAGCTAAGGTCGGAGTATTTCTTCGCAATTCCGCCGGATAATTGCCTTCCTTTGAATTGTGTTTTGTCGGAGTGGGCAAAAATCCAGATCCGGTTTCTAATGTGCTCTGCACCAACATCGCAAGCTCCGAGCACTCCCCATTTCGCATCATACCCCATCGCGGCCAAGTCTCCGAGAACTCGTCCAAGCCCTCTAGAAGTGAGAGCTGGCGAGTTTTCCACAAAGACGTGCTTTGGTTGTATTTCGCAAATGATTCGGGCCATATGATTCCATAATCCAGACCGCTCTCCATCGATTCCTGCGCCACGTCCGCTGACGGAAATGTCTTGGCAAGGGAAACCTCCGCAAACGATATCGACGTGCCCTTTCCATGGCTTTCCATCGAAGGTTGTGACATCGTCCCAAATTGGAAACTTTGGCAAGATCCCGTCTCGTTGTCGCTGCAACAAAACTTTTCTAGGGTAAGGTTCAATCTCGACAGCACAGACGCAGGTATGTCCGAGAAGCATTCCGCCAAGGATTCCTCCTCCTGCTCCAGCAAATAGGTGTAGCTCATTCACGTTAGTTTTATTATTCTTTTTCAGACGTGTCGTAATGCCACGCCGACGAGTCCTCGGTCGTCCACTTTTTAAACGCCTCGCAATTCCACTCGTCCACATTGACCTTGTATTCAGGATGCACTGGAAACGGCTTCGTGCAGTGACTTGGCTCATGCCATTTGAGCCTGTTGTTAGGCTGGATGGCAAACTCACCGCTATCAAGGCAAATGAAGTGTCCGCTCTTGTGCTCCTCTGGATGAATTGCGAGAGTAATATCGGCACCGTGCGTGTAGTCTGGGCCCCATTGCATTGTCCAGAGGTAGATTCCATCTGCCCACTTACCATCTTTCATCTTCACCGATACACGCAGGCCAGAGAGGAAGTTTAGTTCAACGATGGAGAAGTTAGCTGAGAACGAGTTCCATAACTGCAAGTGGTGAAACGGATGCTCATGCTCATGCTCGTAGTCATGCAGCGCATGGATCGGCAGCTTGTCACGCAGCGCACCGTTTTCGAGCAACACTTGGAACAAAGCGCATGAGCCTGGTATTGATCTTACCGAGACGGCAACGCCTTTTTCGTATTGCCCTGCGTGCTCAGGATTGTTGGTCATGAACTCGCGTCTGACTAAGCACTTGAGTGGCGGAATGGATGATTCGTGGAGTGGCATCTTATTTCCTTATCGTTGTTTTCATTTTCTCAATTATGATAAGCGCGAGGCTGATGTCTGATTGCATTGATTTTATCTCGGTATTTGCTGCGTTGAGTTGGCTTTCTAAGTGTTTTGCTAAAATCCTCCAGTTGGAATCAGTTCTCATGCAGTGCAGAATAAATTCATCAGTTATTGGTGTGTCGCTCATTTGCATTTGTTGTGTTCGTTAATTGGATAATCCCGCAAAAACTTAGTGGCTTCATCAACCGCATTAACCTCGTTGTCTCGGATCTCGCGGATGAGTTCTTTTGCTGCGTTGAGTTCGCGTTCCAGCTTATCGACCAGCGCACCAAAGTCGGCACGCTCTTGTGCGAGCAGATCATATTCTTTTTTCTCGACGTATTCGACGAGCTTATCACCGTCCATTTGTAGGTAAGTTTTCATGCTGCTTTATATTTAGATTTCTTGGTGATCACCAGCGGGTAGTTAATATCCAAAGCCCACTTCCTCATGTCTTCGATGTTATACCCAACGCGGCGCTGTGCCTTTTCAATTGGGTAACCGTCGAGCATAATGGCGTTGGCTCGTTTTAATATTCTGCGTTTCTCATCGTTGGTTAGACTAGAATGGAGCGCATATTTTTTGCTGCCTGTTTCTGTTGTGTTCATTGTTTGTTGGATATCAGAAAGGAATCTCGGAATTGTCTTCGATGTCCTGGGCTTGTGGTTGTGCTCGCGGGATGTTGCGTGTTGTTTGCTGCGGCGGCGGTGCTTTTGCGCCGATGCGTTTACCGTTGCCGATGTAGGGCATCTTCACGCCGTTATCGCGATCCTCTTTGGTGCAGTCTTGCTTAACTGAGTAGTCATTGCCATAGGTGTCTGGCGACTCGTTCTCGTAAATTACAAGGTCAAGGTAAGTGCCCTTTGCGCCTTTATACAGGCGGGATTTATCAATCTTGGTTACGTCTAATTTAATTTTGATCATAGTGTTCTTCGTTGGTTGGATGCGCGGCCCCCAGTTCGGCTTTCAGTTTTTCTATTTGGTCTTTCATTTTTTATTTTTGGGTTCTGATACTGCGTT